ACAACAATGTTCGACCACCTAGACGAGCAGCAAGTCAACAAGAAGCCTTAGAAAATAAAGATTAAAGTGTAATAGATCTTTGAAGCTGCGTTAAAACAGCCGCTTGAGCCTCGAACCCTAGGAAGGCAGCGGAGTTTGAAGGAGGAGGCGAAGATGAATGCGTGTGCTGTGATATCGCCGTATTCATGTTCTCCACCAACTCCAATAAATTCAATAGCACTTGAAGAACGTTCACGCGTTCAGAACCCACCCAGCTTTTCGGCGCCTGCATCTGCTGGCTGATCCCGGCCACGCTCTCGCGCAAGCCCTCAATCCGCTCCCGCATATCCCCACCCACCGTGGCGTTGTGCTTCTGCCCCACCACCAGATTTAGGTCCCGGCCAGTCGCCTGGTGCAGATCATCCACCGCCGCCAAGCTCGCGGATCCGCCCGACATCAGCTTGAGCGCGCCCAGCGCCTCGATCGTCTTCACCCCACCCACCGTTTCGGTCGAATGATCATCCACCGCCTGAGTGTGGCTCTGGAACTGCTCGCGGTTCTCCAGCGCTTCAACCTCGCGCTCGATCGCCTTGTCCTGAATCTTGCCATCGGTCTGGCGTAACCAATTGCCATCGGCGTCGACGCGCTGCTGGGCGGCCTCGCTGTGCTGCCACACCTGGTCGCCTTTCGGCACCCGGGGCATGCTCAGGCCATGCGGCAAAATAGTCTGGATGTAGGGCTTGTTCGGCAGGCCGTAGGCAAAGCACACCACCACCTGGGTACCCTCCTCTGGAAACGCATACATGCCCATTTCCTCGCCACCGGTGGGCAGTGGCAAGGGTACGCCGGCGAGAAGCGGCAACTGCGGATCGACTTCACCATCTGGCCCCAGCAGTTCAATGTCCACGGCGTAGCGCGGCCGGAAGTCGTCGCAGATCCCGGCGCCGGCCGGCGCATCAGCCACGGCAACAACCCGGGCAAAGCGCGGCAGGTGATAGCCACCGGTGAGTTCGGGAAACTGGCGCTCTACAGCGCGGCGGATTGCGTCTTCCATCGGATGGCCATCTGGTCATTGGCGAGGGCCACACTGGTGACGCGCTCGCCTTGGTTGATCGTTGCACCTGGTCGCAACCCGGGAAGGGCCGCGATCATCGCGCTTTGGTTGCCCTGGTAGCCGTCGAACAGCTCCGTGGGGATTTGCAGCGGCGACCGGGCGCCGAAAAAGCTGTCAGCCCAACTACCGGCAAATACTTCGCCGTCGCCCAGCTGGTGCCAGGTGAAGTCGGGAATGTTGAAAACCCGGGCCAGACTGTCCATCGCCTGATAGCCGGCGGCCAGGCTGTAAAAGAACGGCGCCCTGACGCTGGCGTAGGGCCGATCGGGCACCCGAAAGCGCAGGCCAGTCTGTTCGCTGACCTGGGCCAGCACGGCACGCAGGTCAACGTGACGCAGGTTCAGCGGCAACGGATTGGCCAGCACAGCGGCCAGCTCGCGGCAGAACAACACCTGCTCGATGCCGTTGGCCGGGGTGCAGCGTTCGACGTAGCCGATAAAGTGCCGTTGTAGCGTGCGGTCGTTGTAGCCGATATCCAGCGTCACCAGGCCTTTGACCGACTCCGCGGACTTGATCGTGAACGTCGCCCGCCCCGGACTGGTGGCGTCCAGACGGACATCCTCTTTCACCAGGGCGAACGGCGTGCCATTGATCGCCAGGACTTTGTGCAGCTTCACTTCGGCTCACTCCCGCCCAGCCAACTATCGACGCGGCTCAGCACCTTTTCGAAGCCGCTCAACGCCGGGTTGTCCGTGGTCGAGTCCTTGCCCTCGCCACCTGTACCGACCGCGCTGCCGGGGCCGCCCTGGGTGTTGACCGCGTTGCCGGCGCGTCGGCCTTCGACCTTCTCCGGGTTGGACTGGCGTTCGCTCAGCGTGAACTGGACCAGCCAAGCGCGCAGGGAATCGTCCTCGCGGGCGCTGATCCCTTCCGAGAACTCGACCTGTCGAATACCGAAGGCCTCGGCCGTGTCATTGACGACGCGGTACAGGTGCATCTGGCCGCCGCTGCCCACCGATTCGGCCAGGCGCATCAGGTCCGTCATGTGCGAGTTATCCACAAAGGGAATCAGCAGCGAGATGGTCAGGGTCTTAGGCTTGAATCCCTTGTGTGCCTTGTCGGTGTTGCTGGTCTGGCCCGACATGTCGCCGCTTTCAATGCGCAGGTTCGCGGTCACCTTGAGGTTTTTCCCCTGGACCTTGTGGCCATCAAGTAGCAGCGTCATAAACCGACCAGCTCCTGGACAAAACTCAAGGCCTCTTTCGAGCCCACCAACATGACGCCGGCACACAGCACCCATTCATGCCCCGGGGCGTCACCGGCGAGCAATTCGCGGCGCAGTTCGCTAGTGGTTCCCGGTCCGACCAGGCGGGCCTGCATGCTGACATCAGGATTGCCGCCGGCCAGCAGCGCTTTGAGGTCGGTCAGTTGCTGGTCGCGGCCCCTCTGCTGGGCAGCTTTGCGGCTGGCCAACGCGGCCAGATCGCCCAGCGGCGAGCTGTCGGCCGCGTAACTTTCCAGCACTGCAAGTTGACCGGCCATGGACTGCTTGGCAGCCTTGACCACTGTGCAACGCTCCAGGGGCAGCGATTGCCAGCGCGGCAACGGGCCGGCGCCGGGGATTTCCCATTTCTCGGTTTCCAGCTTCACCAGGTGCTGGGCGCGGCGCTCTGTGCGGACCAGGTCGGGGATCGGCAGCAAGGCGTTGAACCGCGACAAGCTGCTGGCCAACTGATCAAGGCGTCTGCCCAGAAACAGAATCGACAGGACGTATTGCGGCCCAGCTGGGCGTCCGCTGTCAGTCACGTCGTCCAACTTTTTCGCCAGGTGCTCCAGCAGGTTCGGTGCCGACAGGAAACGCTGATAGCCACTGCCCTGGCCAATCCCGCTTTGAAACGGCGTCACCACCAGGCACGCCGGTGCCTGACCCAGCTGTTCAGCCAGGGCCGCACGGCCGGCGGCGATTGCGCCTTTGGCGGCGTCACCCACCGGCCCCGGGTTTGTGCTGGTCAAGCCGTCGAGGCCGGTCAGACGCAACGCAGTGCTGGCCAGCTCGCCGCTGGCCAGATCCTTGGCGGCTGACAGCTCGCCCATCCATTGCGTGGCCTGTTCTGGCCAGCGCATCGTCACCGGCGCCCAGTTCATGCCGGCGCCGTCCAGGTGATGGCTTTCATGGCCTTGAGGTTCTTGTCTTTCAGAGCCTGGGCCAACGCCGTTTTAAGCCCTTCAGTGTGTTTCAACACGGCCTGTCTGAAGCGGACCAGGTCCTGGCCCACCTGCAACAGCTGGGCGGCGGTATGCAGGCGAAAAACTTTCACCAGGTCGGCGTCGTAGCAGGGGTAATCAGCGTCCGCATTGAGCAGCGCCAGGCCGGTCAGATTGAGCTGGTCGAAAATCTCACTGCCATAGCGCAGCGGCTCGCCCAGCGCGTCCGATGTGAAACCGCTTTCAATGTAGAGGGCACTGTCGGCGCTGATCGCCTCCAGCTTTTTCTGATGCAGCGCGGCCAGCACGGCGTTGATGTCATCCACCCATTCGCCGTTCTTCCAGATTTGATTGGGCCCCGGCTTTTTCAGGGTGTAGCCGGCCGGCACCGGTTCGAAATCTCCAAGGGTTCGCGGTTCGCCGGTCTCGATGCTGTAGACGACCACACCACCGAAGTAGTCGAGCAGCTGCCAGGCTTTGCCATTCCACCAAGCGGCTTTGAGCTCCGGTACTGTCGGCGGTGGCGTCGTCACGCAGCCCCCTGGAATCAGGAATACACCAGGCTCTAGAGGGGATTCATCCGCTGTCACTGGCCCGACTAAAATGCCCAGGTGATTGGTTTGGTAGACGGTTTTCGTGTTCATAAAGGCTCTCAATATTTGATGCAGACCAGCAACGCCTCGTTGATCGGGCGCGCTTCGGTAGCGCCATCGGCATAGATAGTTAAGGTGTGCTGGTGAGCGCCGCCGGTACCGGTTGTGGTGTTGCCGGTCGGTGCAACAGCAATCTGACTGCCGTAATTCACGGTGACGTTACCGCCACTGCCTGCCGCCGAATAATGAGCGTGATGGCCTGCAACATCGGAGACACCTCCGTGGGTGTGAGTCAGGTTTGCTGGAGCCTGCATTGAGCCCAGTCCGCGGTTCGGGTCAATGCCGCGACCGTCATCCAGGCCACGCGTAAACAGCCCGCGACTGTCGCCCACGTTGAAGGTGGTGCTGCCGTCACCGGCGCCGTAACGGGTACCGAGCACCGCAAACAACTTGGCGTAGGCGGTGCGCGACACGTTCGCGCCGTTGCGCTTGAGCCAACCCGGGGGCGCGCTGGGCATATCAAAACTGGCCACCATGCCCACCAGTGAATCGCTGACCTGTTGGTTGAGACGGTTCAACGCGGCGGTGGTGGCCAGGATCTCGCTGCTGTTGGTTGTGGGGTCGTCGCTCTTGGCGTTGGGCAGATTGCCCAGCCCTACGTCTTCCTTCTTCGTCCCCCGGGCCCGCAGGGTCGGATAGTCCCCGTCCCTTGCCGCGAAGTGTTTAACCAGCGGGGTACTGATCGCCTCCATTGCACGAAGGTCGACGATCTCACTCGTCGAGATGAAATTAGCGACCGGTTCGCAGTAGTGAAGCGCCCCCGCTGCGTCGGTGTAATCCACTTGTTCGCCGTAGACCACTTTCCAGCTGGTCACCCGGTCGTTTAATTGGCGTTCAAGACAGACATCCAGCCAGACTTTGCCCGCAGGGATAACACCGGTGACCACAAGCGGTTCATCCAGGGCCACCCGAATGCCTTCGATGAAGGCCGCACCTGGGCGGAGTTGAAACACGCTGCCGACTCTCTCAAAGGTCAGAGCGCTACCGAAAAAACACGCCCGACCATAAGTCTCGCGGGTACTCATGCGCCCGCGCTCATCGATGCCGGCCAGGCGCACGGTGAAGTCATGCTGCCAAGTGCTGGCGTCAATCTTCACGCCGGTCAGCTGCATGGCCCCATCAAACGCCACGAGGAAGTTACGGGTGACGTTGTTGCCAATCTGCAACGGCGGGATGTTTTTGCGCTTCTGCTGCAACGGGACGTAAGACACGGCAAACAACAGACCGTCTTCATCCTCCAGCCCGACCCAGTTGAAATCCCAGTCACCAATGTCCGACCCTAGCTGTGCGCTGTACACCACCTGGTTTGGGTTCACGTAGCCGGCGTTTTCTTTGGGGATGGTGTAGACCTGGACGATCTGCCCCGCCGGTGGTTTGCCGGCAGCGCGATCAATCGGCGTTACCGGGTCCAACCCCGGCACATTGGCAAAGAGGAATTTGCTGATGATCAGCGGCTTTTTCTGGCTTTGCTTCAGGGCAATCTGGCTTTCTCCGGCCAAGGTAATACTGGCGCTCACTGTTGCGCTCCTACAAGGTGGCAACCAGCGTTTGCTGGTCGTCGTTGAAGTCGATCAAGGCGATTTGCAACGCCACGGGGGTGATGGTGAAAAAGTCATAGCGTCGGCAGGTGCGGCCGTATTGCTGGATCAGAACACGCAACAATTCGGGATTGAGCGACAGCTGCGCGTTGCTGAACTTGAGCAGCACCACGTCCCAATCCCGATCGGGGTGGCGCTCTTCGATCTCGACGTAGCCCACACCCAGGCGCTCGAAAATGCGCTTCATGCCAGCGGTGCTGCCGGCGTCCACCGAGTTGATGAAGGCGTATTTCACCCGCAGCCGAAACAAGGCCTCGGGCTCGCCGTTAAAGCGCGTGACGTCGCGTTGCCAGGCCCACAGTTCCAGGATGGTCATGTGGCAGTTGTCAGGATCGATCTGCGCGTAAGGCCAACGCAGCCAGCCGGCGACGATTTCCCACCAGGCCTGTGCGGCCGCGACCAGTTTGGAAAGCTCGCTACCGGCGAGCCAGAACGGCAATTTGAGTTTGATCATCGGGCCGTCACCGTCAGCGCTTTAATCCGGGGAATGTTCAGTCCGGAGAGGATGTCAGGCGTGCTGAACCTCATTGAGCTGATGTCAGGAAAGCGACCGTGCAGCTCTTCGATGAGCCGACTGAAGCTGAAGCGCGACTGTGGATAAGTCAGCGTCGGCTGGTAATCACTCTCTGTGCTTTCACGAAACGCAGCACGGATGAACAGCTCCACATCAGTTTTGAGGGTGTCCAGTTTTTCGACGTCCAGATTGGCGCGTGGCCAGAGATCGAGCTCAATGCTGTAGGGCAGCTCAGGCATCACCATCGCCAGCAGGTCATCGCCATGGCCATGATTGCCCTGGTCACGAATATGGGCGTTGATTTGCTCCAGGTAGCTGGCCGCCGGCACACCGGCATCAAACAGCACATAGGCGTTGGCACTGCCTGGACCACGGGGCGCGCCGTGTTCGAAGTACACGCCATCCGGCCGCACGCCCGGGAAGGCGGAAATCATGGCGCGATACACCGCGTCGGTGTGCCACTGGTTCACCGCCGAGAACTGGTTGCGCACGCGCAGACGCAGTTGGTCGTTGGGCTCGGGATCCGCACCCGGTGATTCCAGCCAGCCGTCGCTGTTCGCGACCTGGACGATGCCAGGCACCGGCACCGGGAGGATCGCGTAGTAACCCGGGGCCAGGTTGAAGCCGCTGCCGGCCTCGATCGCTTCCACCGGGACTTCCAGCTGCAACTGACCCTGCTGAAAGGTCGCGGCGGCTGTAGAGATCAGTTGGTAGACGTTGCCGTTGATCGCGGCCGACTGCACCACAATGCCCTTTTCCAGCTCCATGACGCCGTCCGGCGTGGTCCGGGTAAACAGCAATTTGCCCCGGGCTTTCGTGGCTCCCTTGCGCTCGACGTTGACTGCCCACGCGAGCATGTCCAGCCAGGCGTCCACCGCCGTCTTTACAAAGAAGTTTGGCAGCACGGTCAGGCACAGGAAGTCGAGCAACCACATCACCGGCTTGGTGACCATGGCCGTCATCACCCGCCAGAACGGCGAATAGCTGCTGGTGTTGGCCACCTTGGCGCCTTGGGCTTCGACTTCCTTTTCCCACGCGGCTTTCAAACCGGCCTCTGTGGTCGGGATGCCCGCGTCGGCGATCACCTTTTTAAAATCAACCTCGCTCACAGACTTACCTCAATCGAACCGAATTTCAGGGTTTTGGCTGTCACCAGGTACGTGCCCGGTTCCTGTTGGGTGATGCGTGCCGTACCGGGCACCAGGCGCTCGTCGTCCTCCACCAAAAGTTCCAGCTGCTGGATGCAGTCGCGTTGCCGTAGCCGATCGCGCTCGGCCACCAGCGTGACCAGCAGCCCGCTGTCGCGGATCATGTGAGCGATGTCCTGGGCGATGCAGGCGCGGTCATCGATCAGCAGGGGCTGACGCGACGGGTCCAGCGCCAGGTCGTTATCGACGATCAAAAGGTCCACGTATTCGCTCACCCGCCCACCGCCATGGAAACCATGTTTTCCATCTCCAGCGGGTTCATCGGTTTGCTGTTTTGAATGGTGATGTTTTCCACATGCACGCCCTTGTTCTGGCTGCTGCTGTTGTTCTGGATTTTGGTCAGCAGGCCACCAGGTGGCACCGCTGAAGGGCCGGCAGGGGAAAGGCTGGGGATAGCGGCGTTGATGGTCTGTTGGGCTTTCTGCGCGGCGATGGCCGTGTCGGCCGCACCGTTCGCGGCATCGATCCCGGGCACCTCGGGCAGGCCGCCGAAACGCGCTTCAATGTTCACCCCGGGAATGCTGTTCATCAGTTCGATCAGGCCGTTAACGGCCTTGTGAAATACGCTGACGATGCTGTCCCACGCGGCGCGGGCCATGCTGGACCAGCCGCCCATGGAGCTGAACCACTTCGAAAGCGCCTCGAACTTTTCCGCGACCCATTGGAAGGCGGCGGTGTTCATCAGGGCCGAGGTCCATTCGTCCCAGTAATAAACGGCGGCGATGACCAGAGCGACCAGCACCGCAATGCCCATCACGATGACGCCGATCGGGTTTGCAGTCAGGGCAAAGTTGACGAGCCAGATAGCGCCCTGCCACAGCAGCATAGCG